GCCTTCTTGATCTCTTTGTCTGTGTAGTCACCGACAATCGTGACCTTGATGCCACCAGGGTTAGCCATTACAGACCGACTCTCTTGCGTGCCTGCTGAAGTGCTGCGTCAATCTCCTCGCGCGCCTCGCGGATACCTGCGTAATAGGCGGGGTACATGATGCGCGGATATGGACCAGAACCGAATCGCCGCAGGATGCTCGGGTTGAAGGTGCCGGATCGAACCCCTAGCGGGTAGCGAGCGCCTGCGGTCTCGAAGATGCTTGCGGCTGGGTCCTTCTGCACAGCCTGATAGCCAAACGCAACCGTGACGCCGCTGCGTCGAGCGCGGAACGCTGCCGCCTTGATACTGCTGCGAGCCTTCGCTGGTCTGTATTGAAGGTCACGACCTGCTTCGCGGTCACGCTCAATCCATCCCACTCCCCAGCCGCTCAGGGGAGCATCACCTGGGAGCAGTTTCTTGGCTTCTGCAACGACCTTTTCAGATCCCTGCTTCATGGCCTTCTTGAGTTCCTTGGACACGTCCTGATCGAACTTCTCCAGCCGGTTGATGAACTGCGCGATATCGGAACCCATCTCAATCTTGAGCATTATCGGCTGGCCTTCCTCATCTCGCTGGACCGCCAGCGCAGGTAGCGGTGCATGGTTGCGATCATTCGCGGGGACTCATCGAGCAGCGCCGACGGCGGCACCTTCCACTCGTAGGAAAGATGCACTAGGAGCCAATGGACGCTTTGCTCTCCAAAGGGGGTACTTCTTCCTCCTTGCCAAGCCGGATACCTGACACGGTTTCGCACCAGGGATCGAACTCGGCCAGGTCTGGCTTGGCGCGCTTGAGGCTGTGCCATGCCATGAACAGCAACCACTCAATGCGTGGCTGTCCGTCCTGGCCCATCAGCGCTTGCGCACCGGGCCTGTCGTACTTGCGCTCAAACGCGATGAAGTCGGGGACCGATGCTGTGGTGTCAGCCCCCGACCCATCGGCGTACTCAATACCGAGCTGGAAGGTCATCATCGCAGGAGACTCCTATGACTAGGCGGTTGCGCGAGCAACAGCGCCGGTGATCGGCCAGGACACCGAGAAGGTGGCGAGGTCGCCGACAGCGCTGTCAATCGGGTTGTATTCGGTGACGAGGACGTTGAACTGGTACTCAGGGTTGGCGGTGCCGATTGCAGCGGTGCCACCTGGCCGGACCTTGATCGCAGCCGTCCCACCGACCAGCGGAAAGACAATGCTGTCAATTGCTGACGCGGCGTAGTCCTGGTGGACGTCCATGGAGAACGTGCCGTCCTTGAGTCCACCAATGCGCTCGCGCGCGGTGCTCGTGAAGTTCGTGACCTCGATGTCATCGGCGGTCAGGTTGATCGTGGCCTGCGCCACGTTCGCGCTGATCGTGCCTGAGTTCAGGATCACGACCGGGTTCTGAATGATCTGCTTAGCCATGTGCGTGGCCCTTTCTCATGCGTAAATCTGGACAACAAACTCTGCTGCCAGGTAGGTGGTGTCGCCAACGGTGACTTGGTTGTAGTTGCGCAGGTTGGTGACTCGGCAGTCAAACGCCTGACCGCCAAGGGTTCGGTCGCTCTGAATCGCCGTCTTGATGCTCGTGCTCCCTGTCGGGTTGCAGTACCCGTCAAGCTTGTTCTGTGCGCTGCGTTCATCCATACGGCCCACAATGACCGTGACGATGAACTCGTACTCGTCGCCACCTGACCGCGCAAACGCGCTGTCATAGGTGATCGAACTCGGGAAGATGACAGCCACAGGTGGGTTGATGGCGTCGGGGATCGTGGCAGCCGTGCGCAGTCCTGAGATGGTCGCCAGGTTCGTGGCAAGCCGTGTGCGCAGGTCCGACATCGTTGGCATCAGGCTGCTGCGTACTTCTTGAAGGGACGGATCAGCGCAGCCACGTCAGGGTCCACCCGACCGACGCGCGCCACTCCCATATCGGAGAAGCCCGCAAAGCCCAGGAGACTGTCTGCGCGCTTGTAGTAGCGCCCTGCCAAAATGACAGTCGCTTGAGTAATCGCTATGGGTACGGGTGTGAACCCGTAGGTGCCCTGGATGCGCACCGTGGCCTGGTCGCCCCAGATCGGCAGCAGATAGTCACCGATCATGCGCAGCCGGTAGATGGGGAACGCATTGCCGGACACGCGCTGGTTCAGCGGCTCAGTCTGGTAGTCCGAGGTCGCCAAGGTTATGGAGAACGTGCGGTCGCCCTCGTCGTCAATCTTGACGCTGGTGATGGCGGTCAGGTCGTCGGTGTCCACGGTGTAGCGGTCGGACGGCGTGAAGTCCCTCGTGGTCGCGGTGCCGTAGAAGTTGCGGTCGCACTCGCTGTCAATCATGCGGCTGGCCGATTCCACGGCCATCTCCAGCATGTCATCGTCAAGAGCGTCAGTCAGTCTGAGCGCTGCCTTGATCTGTGTCAGCGTGCAATAGCCATTGGTGATTGCCACGCTTCCTCCTGTCGTAATGCTTCTGCGATGTATTGGGTCACGGCGATCTCGGCACGCCAGCCGGGGAGTCGGCTGTTCGGGTAGTAGCAATGCGCCGATGGTTCGTCAGGCCAGGTGGCCATCGGGTCGTCCGTGAAAATCATGGCCAGCGCCATCGGACTAAGTTTCAGATACGTTGCCACGTCATAGGCGCCGACCGGCGCGTGCTGTGCCGCTAGGAAAGCCCTACAGACATCCTGCATGTGTATCCAGTCACGCTGCTCGATGGATGCCGCTGTAATCTGCTGGTGTCCACACAGGTGCCGGATCAGTTGCGGGATAAAGCCACGAGCGCTGCGTGCGGTCTCGCCGTACACGCTGTAAAGGGTCAGGGTCGTGTGGTCGGAGAACAACTCCTGCTGAGCGGCCTTGATCCTGGTGTACGGCAGCGCCTCGGCGTCCTCGCCAGCATGCTGCCACCACGTCGCGGTGTTGATGACTGGCACGCTGTGCTTGTCGGACCAGGCGCGCAGGTCCTCGTTGAAGGATGTGAACGCGGCGATGGCGTCGTGGTCGCGGTGGTCGGGTGCGGCCAGATGAAACACCACGTCAGCGCGCATCAGGTCCGAGATCCTGTGGCCGACGAGGAATACGTCCACGTTGAGCCGGGACAGGTAGCCGACCATCGCATGACCGAGGTGCCCGGTGGCACCCGTGATGGCGACGCGCATTAGGTCCTGGCTGCGTTCGCAGCGAGCACGAAGTTCCACGTCTTAGCCATATCGAACGGCAGGCCGTAGCCCTTCTCCACCAGGAGTGCCCATTCAGCCAGAGCCATGGCCACGTTCTGCTGCGGCTCGCCCCTGCTAATGAAGTCCTCCGCGTTGGCAGCGCCAACGATGAACGCAGACTCAGCCAGCACCCTGACACGCTCGCACGGAGTGTTAGCCCAGGAGTGCCCGTACAGGAAGGCCAGCCGCTCCCGGCCCTTCGCCAGGTCAAGCTTCTGCCTTCGCACCACGTTCGCCGTGATAAGCGTTGCAGCAATCAGTAGACCAGGGTCATGCTGATGAATGATTGCCAGATCACCCTTCAGCCCACGCGCCGAAGTCTGCGCTTCCTTGGTCAGCAGGATGATGCGGTCCACATCGTCGGCGTCTATTGCGTCTAGGACGTTGGCGATAGCACCCGGCAGGAGTTCGTCATCATCGCCGATCAGCCAGACCCAGGGACCGCTGCCCTGCTCCAAGCCACGGAAGATGTTCGGGTCGCCGCCAAGGTTGATGCCGTGGTGCTGGTATTCAACCCGGCACGGCGCATCTGCCAGCAGGTCCTTGATGCGCTGCGCGTACTGCCCGCTGGGGTCGTCATCGGAGATGATGACTTCAACGTCTGGCGTCAGTTGCGGTGCCATCGACGCCATCAGCGCGAGGACGCTCTCGCGCTTGTAGGTCGGTATGTAGATAGTCAGGCGTGGGTCCGTGGCCCCAGGGTTGAGCGTCCATGACCTGGACGGCTGCGGCAGGTCAGCGGCCTGCTGATTGGCCACCGTCGCCAAGTAGGGTCGCCAGTATTCGTCCCACACCTTGTCGGCGTCGTACTCCAGCGCGTGCGTGCGTGCCTTGTCGCTGCGTTCGCGGCCACGCGCGTATGCCTGCTCCAAGCAGTCCACGATGCTGGGGACGTTCGGAGTGTTGAACCAGGAGAACTGCGCGCCGTCCCAGAAGGGTTGCCCTTCGGTCAGCCAGCCATCGCCGAGCAGCTCTGGCTGTGCGGAGAAGTTATTGACAATGGCAACAGTCCCGGCCAGTTGTGCCTCTAGGACTGTCAGCCCGAAGCCCTCGCCCAGCGTGGGAGCCAACAGCACGTCAATGCCGTTGTAGATCGCGCCCATGGCTTCATTGGGAATGCCGTTGTGGTAGGCGTGCTGGTTCACAACTTTGTAGTGGCGGTGCTCCTCCAGGCCGCACGCCTTCAGCAGTAGGTCAAGGATCAGTCCGTTGTGCCGTCCGTATCGCTCGGTGTGCAGGTATAGCCGGACGTCCGGCTTGTTCTGCGCAAAGATGCTAAACGCCAGAATGTTCTCGGCCCACGCCTTGCGGTGGATCGTCCCGCCGCCTGCTGCCTTATTCGCGTTGATGCAGCCGACCACGAATACGTCGTCGTCCCAGCCAATCATCTCCTGGCCTGTCTTGCCGTTGAACGTCGCGCCTGGGTAATACAGGGATGGCTCAATAGCCATAGGGATGTAGAGCGCTTCTAATCCTGCGCGCTCAATCTGTTCCTGCCCAAAGCGCGTGACCGCGATTGGCGTGATGTTCGGACGTTGCAACGTGCCAAGGACATTCGGCGGCACCGGCAAGTGATCCACCATCGTCCAGACCGCCGTGGGAATGTCGGCCCAGGCTTTCTCTTCCATCGTCCATGCATCGAACAGGCAGATGGCGATAGCGGGACCAGGGTGCTGCTGCGTCCACATCTTCCAGTTGGGTTGCACCGTGTCATTGCTGTACGGGTCCATACCCATCGGATAGACGGGGATGCCGTCGTAGTCCGTGGTTGTGCCGTAGATCCCATAATTGCAGTTGATGGCGACGTGGTGACCGTCGCGCTGCAACCGCTCCACGGCTTGCTTGGTCTGAGTTGAATATCCCGTATTGGCCCAGGGAGCATTGCTATGCCAGAGGACTGTCACCGGGTCTATCCCTCGGCGGTTTGCGCGCCGACGTGCTGCACGATCCATTGCAGGTTCCTTAGTTCGCAGGTATTCGCAGGGAGACCCGAGGGCGCTAGTCCTGCGCCCTAACGCCCTCGGGGGTAGGTGGGGGAGGGACCGAGGGTTACCCGGCCCCTCCCGCTTGTTCCTGGTTAGGCGGTGCCGCCGCGGAAGAACTTCACCGCGTCGGTACGTCCACCACCGAGGTCGCCACCGACGCGCACGCGCGCCTTGAACGCAACCTGGTCGGAGGTGAAGTACGCCTCGTCCGAACGGACGATCTCAATCCCACCAACCAAACGTGTGTGATAAGCCTTGAGATCACCAAAAAGGATCGCCTTTCCGGTCAGCGTTGCCGACGTTGCAGCCGTACCGATGGCGGGAACGAAGGGGTTCTCGTACACCGGGTAAGCGAGCAGACGACCGACCACGCCAGCATCGGCGTAGGGGTTGAACAGGTACGCGCCCTGGTTGTCCTTGAGTGCGCGAACGGTGCCCAGGGTGCTGCGGCTCATCATCCAGCCCGCTGAAGGCTGTGCGGCGTAGACGCTGTCTACGGCGTGCATCAGGGTGATGAGGTTGTCAGCGGTCGGAGCGCCACCAACGCCGGTGCCACCCGTGACAGCCGGAGCCGTGCCGAGCGCAAAAACCAGACCGTTAGGTTGCACAGTCCCGGTCCCTTGCGTCAAAACATTTCCAATGGCTGTCCCCAGCGCGAGACCCATCTGGCGTCCGAGGAAGCCAACGAGGTCGATCCCTGTATCTTGAAGCAGCTCATTCGAAACGAGCGTTAGGGTCCCGAATTTGTGGGCCCGGAGTGTGATGCTGGTGAACGTCGGATCGGACTCTGCGTAGGTCGCGCCCTCGGCAGTCGCGGTGCCATTCTGCCGTGCGGTCTGCACAGGCACCTTGATGTCCTCGCCACTCGTGGTGTTGAGAACGGTCACAACCGAGTTGTCCAGGAGGGGACTCAACGAAGCGAGTTGCTCCTGGATGACGTCGTAGAAACCCTGGGGCACGGTCTCCGGCCCCTTGGTGGCGGTAGCGCCAGACAGGCCGCGACGCTCAAAGGTGGCGGTCCGACGCTCGCCGGTTGCCAACTGACGGATGATGTCGGCGTCCGACAACTCCGCAGCGGCGGTGCGAACCTCGGCGCGCAACTCCGGCGCTGAAGCGAACTGGTCAGCGATACGCGCGTCACGCTGCTCGGCAGCGCGCACGGTGTTGATGTGGTCCTGGCGCTCGTCCATGCGGCCATTGAGTGCGTCCCATGCGGTGCGCTCCTCGACCGACAGGTCGCGCTTCTCCTGCTCGGCGCGGTCCAGGTAGGCACGCGCGTCGTGCAGGTCTTTCTTCTGAGCCTCCAAGAGGCTTTCGAGGTAAGACATGTGTGTCCTTAGTGTGAGTAGGTATGCAGGTGGATGTCCGGCGGAACGCTCAGGACGTCACATCGGCGGAACGCTCAGATGTGTGGTGGAGGTGTCGGGAGTCGAACCCGAGTTCGCAGCGCTCCGACTTGCGGGTGTGCGCTGCGGCTTACCAATCACCCCCGAGGGCTAGAGCCCTAGAGCCTTCTCAGCGAGTGCGAGTTTCGCGGCGAGGATCGCAGTCGGCACGGCAGGGTCTGGCGCGGGTGCAACCTTGTCGACCACGCTACGCAGCAGGTGTGCCTGGTCCTCGGTCAGTTCACCAGCCTGCAACGCAGTCATGGCGTCGCTTAACTCGTCCACGTCGGTCGCCGTGCGAGTGGCAAGGGTCTGCAACTTGCGCACGGATGCTGTCGTTTGCGGATACGCAGGCACCCCGGTGACGATCGAGGTTTCATGGAGCCGTGCTGCTATGAGTGTGCGCTCGGTGCCGTCGTCGCTCCACTTGTCCTTGACAGTAGAGAAACCGAACGACATCCCGGTGATGTCGCCGCGAGCGACCAGGGTCCTGATATCGCGGCCCCATGAAGTGTCGGGCAGGTCAATTTCTACATAGCCGCCGTCGGCGCGGTCCTCGATGCGCAGAGTCTTGGCGCGGGTGCTGCCGAGCAGCAGTTCGTCATTGTGATTGACGTAGGCGCGAATGTCCACGCGGGACTTCAGCGACCGGGTAAAGGTTCCAGGCGCAATCCGCTCGGTGAACCCGTGACCCAGCGGCAGGCTCGGGACGTCGTACTTCCAGGCGTACCCGCCGAACGTCATGCCGTCGCCGGAATCGGCTTGGCGTATCTCGGTGATATCCGCGTCAAACGTGCGGAACTCCACTTGGCTCATATCCACGGCCCTTTCATCAGCCTGCCACGCATTGCAGTAGTAATCGCCCTGGACGTATTCGTCCCAGCGCTGACACCAGGCGCGGTCGCCCTGTGTCATTGACTCGTCATAGAACCGACAGTTGCCGCAGGCGCGACCCTCGGGAACGTCATCCTCTAGCGCTGGCCGGTAGTTGTCGGGTAGCACGCGCTCGTCCTGCATGGCGGCCACCTGCCTCTCTAGCCAGCGTCGTGCCGGTCCTGGGTCCAAGGGGTTGATTCCCCATAGGTAGTGAGCGACAGCGCCAGCACCCGGCCATTGCGGGTGATCGGGGTCCCGGTTCGCAGGCGCCTCTAGGTCCACGGCGTGACGTGCGGCCCAGGCATTAGCCCTGACCACCTTGCTGTCCGACATCTCGCCGTCAGCCATTAGCCGTGCTTCGCGGATCGTCTGATCCGTCAGACCGTCGCCGCCGAAACCCTCACGCCGCAGTTCTAGACCACGCGCAGCCGCGTTGCGAACGTATTCAGGGACCGACACCTGCCTGGTCTCCACCACGCGCTCGCGGCCTGGCTCAAGCCCTTCAGCGATGCTGACCGCGACCATCTGGTCAATGGCGGCCTGCTTCGTGGTGTGGCAGCCGATGACCTCGCCGTCGTCCTTGATCGTCGCCCAACCGTCGCAGCCTTGCGCCTGGTCGGTGATGAAGTACGGCACTAGAGCGCCTGACGCAACCAGCTAATGACGTGGTTCCCGTTAGCGGAAATAGCGTAGAGCGCTTCACCAGGGTTCAACGTAAAGGAGATCGTCTCCTCCTTCAGCAAGACAAGCCCATTGGCTGTGGTCACGTCCGACCCACCCAGGTACAACGTCTTTGTGTTGTCATTGTTGTGGATCGTCAGGTAACTCGGGTTCCGTGAACTGCCGTCAACCTGTACGGCTGCTGCCGTGCCAACCGTGACCTGGCCGCTGGTAATCATGCAAACTCCATAAGTATTAGGTCGTCATCACGCGCGATGCGTTCGCGCCGTGCAATTTCAAAGTCATCCGGCCACCTGACGCCAAGGACCGCGCCGCTAGTGCGCTGCGTCTGCGCGATGACCGCAAAGGTGGTGACCGACCCGGCCACCCTGCCTGCGCTGCGACCTCGACCGCTAGCGAACCCGCGCAACTCCAGGGGTCGCGGTCGTTGCGGTTCTGGCTTGCGCGGCTGCTCGTAGAACCACCACGGCTGTCCATGCCCACCTGGAGTCGGTGCTGTTGGCGGTGTCGGCGTATTGCCCGACGCGCTGCCCGTGCTCGTGCTGCTTCCGGTCGCCGAACCTGTCAGGTCTGGCGATCCACCCGCTGCGCCACCATTGACGCTGAACCCAACCACGTTGCCATTGCGGGCCGCTGAGCCACTAGCGCTGCCGCTACTGGTTTGCGCACCCGTGACGGTTCCTGTCGCGTTCTCGGTGCCTGTAGCGCTTCCTGCGCTAGTCTGTGAGCCTGTCGCGGAACCGAAGCGCGCAGCAATGCCTGTCGCCGTGCCTGCGCTCGTCGTACCGCCTGATGCGCTGCCAGAGAAGCCCTGAAAACCTGCAACACTTCCAGAACTGGTATTGGTCCCGCTGGCGGTGCCAAATATGCCGCGCTGACCAATAACGCTGCCCGTATTCGCGCTAGTGCCGACTACCAACCCGGCACCCGTGCCGCCTAGCGGCTGGACATTCAGGCGTCCCTTGTCGCTGCTATCGAGCGTGAACAGGCCAGGTACGTCAATGAAGTACCCGAGCGCCTGCTGGTCCAGGCGTCCCTGACTTTCGCTGTCAAGGATGAACAGCCTGGGCATGGCTTAGGAGACTGACTCGGACAGGTTCCCTGCGCTGATGGTGTAGGTGCCTGCGGTGCTGAAAGTCTGCGAGGTGTCCAGCGCGCGACTGCCGTAGAACGTGCCCGAAGTGGACGCCGACCAGTAACCGAGGTGCGTGATCGTCGTGCCCGTCGGAACGTCAAAGACGATATTCGCGCTGGAGACTGCGGTGCCACCTGACGCTGCGCCCCAGGAGATTGACTCACGGGTGTAGGACCCGCCTGTGACCTCGCTGCTGCCCGATTCGTTCGGTGCTGCGGTGTGAAGGCTGGCAAAGGCAGCGACGGCAGTCAGGCCACCGACCTGCGCGTTGAGCCCGTTGGTGTTGAGAGCCATTACTCCTCCACGATCTCAGAGATATTGCCGTCGGCGTCGCGCTTCACTTTGCGCGTGCGCGCTGGCTGCTCTGGCATGTGTACGTTCACAATCGGCTGTGGCAAGTTCTGGATCGTGGACACCAGGGTCTCGCCCAGGGTCTCGATGGCTTCGCGCTGCTCCAGATCCTCCTGCCAGTCGCGGCCTGTCGGGTACACGTCGTCAATCGGCAAACCGACAGACGCGGCAGCGTTCTGCAACTGCACCGAAGGCAAGCCGCTGTGCGTGATCGGCGGCATGGACAGCGCTGCCAGAACTTCTTCCGGCTCAAAACCGACGTTGATAAGTTTCGTGGCCATCATCACGCGGCGGTCAGTCTCCACGAGGTTGGCGGCTTCCAGGTTGATGTTCGCAAGCGGCACCCGGTACACGTCGCCACCATCCACGGGTGGCAGGTCCTCGCGGCGTCGCACGTCATTGGGGGACAGAAAGCCGGACTGCATACCCGTCGAGTAGGCAGAGAATCGGCTGGCCAGGTCGCCGCGCAGTAGGCCGTCCATGTTGAACCGCAGGAACGCACCACCCGGCAGCAGGCTGCTGAACGCTTCCTCAAGCTTGTGAACGTAGGGCCGCAGCGTGATCGTCACGAACTGGATGTGTTGCTGCTCAACCGACGCCTGCGACATCCCCGCCGTGATGCCAAGCATGACCGGCTGGATCTTGAAGATACGCGCGACCTCCTCGACGGTGAACGCGCGGGACTCCACCAACTGCGCACGCTCGGCGTCGGCGCTCAACTTCTCAAACGTCGCGCCACCCGTGAGGATGTTCGGCCTGTGCGCCTTGGTCAGCCCTCGGCTGTTCTTCTCAAACTGATCCTTGAGCCGGGTCGCCTGCTCCTCGGTCATATCGCCGGGGACGTTGATGATCCCACTAGACATCGTGCCGCTGCCGAAGTATCGGCCCGCGTACTCATCGAGCGCGCGAGCGATCCCCAGCACGTCCTTGAGTTCATCCACCCGCGACATACCGACCAGCGCGCCAGGACGCCGGATGTCCGTGATGTGGAGCATGTCCTCGGCGGGGATGATGATCGTGTTATCAAAGATGAACTGTGCGAACCCGGCGCGGTTACGCTCCACGCGCACGCGGGTCGGGTCCAGCACCTTGAACCCGATGACCTCGCCGTTGTCACGGATAATCCGAATGTAGGCGTTGCCGTTCAGCAGTACCGACATCAACACAGACTGGTAGAAGTCCGAGCGCGCCACGGCGCGATCAGCGTCGGGCTGGTCCACCCACTCAGGACGCGGACGGAACGGGACGCGCTCACCGTCGCGGCGGATGAAGGAGTCAATCGGCAGGGTGGCAATCGTGTCGGCAATCAGCCGCAGCGCGGCAAAGACGGTCGCCAGTTTCGTCGAGGTGGCTGGAGTCATGTAAACGCCAGACAGCGACGCGGGTGCCAGCATCCCGTCAGTCAGAAAGAGTGACTGGTAGGTCACGGCGCGCTCCTCGCGCGCAGGGGTCAGCAAACGTCCCAGCATCACTCACGCTCCAGCGCTAGACCGAACAGGAGCGCACCGACACC